TTTGAAGAATTTTTGAACAAGGCAAATTTCATTTATGTAGCCGTTCCAACCCCAATGGGTCCATCTGGCGAGTGTGATACCCGTATTGTAGAATCGGTTGTATACGATTTATGTATGACGGACGAAACCAAGGTGATTGTGATTAAATCTACTGTCCCACCGGGAACGACAGAACGGTTACAACAACTTCATCCAAATCACACCATATTATTCAGTCCAGAGTTTTTGACGGAAGCAAATTATCTCACCGATTATCTGAATCAAGAAATCTTATTAATTGGGAAATCATCAACTGCTTCACAAGAGATTGCGGATTGGGCTTTAGCAAGTCAAGCAGGAGTTATGAAAACACTCCGATTTGGAAAAGTCGTTTCTTCGGCAGAAGCAGAACTGTTCAAGTATACTGCCAATCTCTTTCTTGCGACCAAGGTATCGTTTGCTAATGAAATGGCTGATATCGCAAAGGAATGTGGCGTGGAATGGGATAATATGCAAGAGTTACTTATCCAAGATAATCGGTTGGGAAAGAGTCACTGGAAGGTACCTGGACCCGATGGTCATAGAGGATTTGGTGGAACCTGTTTCCCGAAGGATTTGTCCGCATTGATTGCTCATGCGAAGACGAAGAATGTCCCGACACCATTGCTGCAGTCAGTTTGGAAACGTAACATTTTGGTGGACCGCCCAGAGAGAGATTGGGAGCAGTTAAAGGGGAGAGCGGTATCAGAATAAGTTGTGTCAGATTAAACTTTACTAATGTACGGTAATATTTATTAAGAGATTTACTCTTAATGGATGTTACTTATGGAATCTGAAACACAACTGCTTTGTACGTTCACAACGGTAGACACCTTAGATGCTACGGTAGAATCAGTTAAAAGCATATATACATTAGTTTTTAATAAGATTTATGTCTTAGAAAATATAGAAGATGCCAATCAACTGGTATTAACATATAATGTCTCACGCAAGAATGACGCCAGTTTGACACCTCCTCCGTCAACGATATCAGTACATAGAAAGAAACAAACGAATACAATTTATACAATTAATGCAATTAATAAATTGATTGAATCCAAAAACGGCGGAATACTAGATAAATCCTATCGTATTGATTGGAACGATTTACAAAATATGGTATTGGTTACTGCGTACGGTAAATTAAAAGTCGTAAACACTAAATTACTAAAAATAATAGACAGTTAAAAATCACACTTGACATCTAAGCAGGACCCTGTTACTATTAGTGACAGGGAGTTTTAAACTCACTAAACATTCTAAACACTAAGGAGTATAACATGTCGCTAAACATCGCAGCCCTTAAGGCAAAGCTCAATCAGTTTACCCGTCAGGGAGACCGTACGGACGCTCTCTGGAAGCCCACCGAAGGTAAGCACGTTATTCGTATCGTTCCGTGGAAGGAAAATAAGGAAAATCCTTTTATTGAACTGTACTTCCATTATCTGGGCAATAAGACCTACCTCTCGCCGACTTCTAATGGCAACCGAGACCCCATCATGGAGTTTGCAGATGCACTTCAGTCGGGCGGTACCAAGGATGATTGGGCACAGGCTCGTCCGTTCCGTCCAAAGCTCCGTACCTTCGTTCCGATGATTGTTCGTGGCGAAGAAGAGAAGGGTGTTCGTTTCATGTCATTCGGTAAGACGGTGTATACTGAACTGCTTTCTATCATCTCCGACCCCGATTACGGTGATATCACCGATGTAAAGAACGGTCGTGACATCGTGGTTGAGTACATCCCACAAGAGAAGTCTGACACGAACTTTGCAAAGACAATGGTTCGTCCAAAGCCAAATCAGACACCCGCTGGAACTGCTGAGCAGATTCAGAAGTTCATCACGGAACAGCCGGACCTCCGTGCTATCTTCAAGGAACCCAGTTACGAGGAACTCAAGGTTGCTCTGGAACGTTACCTTGACCCGAATGCACCAAGTGCGCCAACTCCAGCCAAGGCTGTTGAGGAAGATGTAACTCCCGTCAAGTCTGTAACCGCAGCAAAGTCTGCCGAATTGAAGTCAACGTCAGTCAAGGATATGATTGACGAGTTTGACGAAGTATTTAACTAATACCACTTGACACTACGTGCGTGACCTACTAGATTCTAGTGGGTCACCACGTATTTTACTATAGGAAACGTTTATGGCAAAAGAAAAGAAAGTTATTCAAGAACCCGACCGTGATGAACTAGCGTCCCTCATTGCGGAATCATTAAATAAGATGAACAAGGATAGTGACCAGATTGCGTACTTCCTTGATGGACGAGAAGAAACCCCTACCGACTTTACAGATTTTATTTCCACGGGTAACACGATGTTGGACATTGCAATTAGTAATCGTCCGCATGGTGGCATTGCTGTTGGTCGTATTACCGAACTAACGGGATTGGAAGGCAGTGGTAAGTCCCTTATTGGGGCACAGTTAATTGCCAACACACAGAAGCGCGGTGGCGTTGGCGTTCTTATTGATACAGAAACGGCAGTCAATCCAGAGTTCTTCAAGGCAGTCGGTATTGATACGAATAAGTTAGTGTATGTTCATTTACAGACTGTTGAGGAAATTTTTGATGCCGTTACTACAATCATTGAAAAGGTCCGTACTGGAAAAGATAAAGATAAGTTGGTTACAATTGTTGTGGATTCTGTGGCCGCTGCTTCCACCAAAAAGGAAATGGAAGCTGATTTTGGAAAGGATGGCTATGCGACGGATAAAGCAATTATCATCTCAAAGGCAATGCGAAAGATTACCGGTCTCCTTGGTAGAGAACGAATCGCATTGGTATTTACTAACCAACTCCGACAGAAGATGAACGCTATGGCGTTCTCTGACCCGTGGACAACCTCGGGCGGTAAGGCAATTGCATTCCATGCATCAACTCGTCTCCGTCTAAACCTCATGGGAAAAATTAGTAATAGTGCGGGAGATGTCATTGGTGTGAAGGTCAAGGCAAACGTTGTGAAGAATCGTTTGGGACCGCCACATCGTACTGCTGAATTTGAAATCTACTTTAACCGTGGTATTGATGATGCAAGTTCATGGTTGGGTGTGATGAAAGAAAACAAGTTGGTCAAGCAAGCAGGTGCATGGTATACCTACGTCGATACGACTACGGGTGAAGAAACTAAGTTCCAGTCCAAGGAATTTGCAAAGTTTCTTGATGATAATGCAGAACGTAAGGAAGTTATCTACCAAGCAATCTGTGATTCTCTGATTATGAAGTATCAGACAGAGTTTGACCCAGATGCAGTAAGTATCACAGGAGCTTCCGATGACGATTAATTCAGAAGAAATTGTACAGATTGCACTAACAGCGTACAGCAAAGTACATCCTGACAAACAAGTTGATTTAAAGTTTGAACTAGAACTTCGTCGTATGTTGATGCAACGTGAGTGGTCGCAATCAAAAGTGACACATACGTATTCCATTGCTCCAGGAAGTCTCACTGGAACGTGGACTGGTGGTACTACAAGTAATCCATCACCCACTAGTGTCGGTACACTATTACATGGTTAATCTCCAAGATGTTTTTCACAACATGAAGTTTGAAAACGACGAACAGGGCATGGGATATAATTCCCGTGTCCTGTTGGTCGATGGACTCAATACCTTTCTACGTTCATATGTTGTTGTTCCGTCAATGGATGATGAAGGACGACACATTGGCGGAATGGTTGGCTTTCTTAAAAGTTTAGCACTTGCGATTCGTACATTTAAACCTACACGTTGTATTGTGGTGTTTGATGGAAAGGGCGGAAGTCAACGACGACGAAAGATTTATCCAGACTATAAAGCAAACAGAAAACCGCCCGTACGTTTAAATCGTGCGTATGATTTAACTACGGACGAACAAGAAAAAGAAAATATGAAATTCCAATTAGTCTCATTGATTGAACTGTTGGAATGTTTACCGTTAACGATTCTTGCGTTAGATAACGTAGAAGCAGATGATGTGATTGCACAACTATCACAACTCGTAACACAAGAGGGTGGTCATAGTATTATCTATTCGATGGATAAAGATTTTTTACAGTTAGTATCAGATAACGTAAAGTTGTATAATCCAACAAAAAAGAAAACGTTTGATGTTGATGTAGTATTGGAAGAATATGGTATTCATCCAAAACATTTTTATTTCTATCGTGCATTAGACGGTGACAGTAGTGATAATATTCCTGGTATCAAAGGTGTTGGA